ACTTGAATCTGTTCCTAAACTTATTTCCAAACCATTGAAAGAAAAACTAAAGTATAATGCAATGGAACTTAACTTCCTCAAGAGAAGTTCCAGAGCAAAACTGCCTCTTTGATTCTATTTTACCTGGAAATTTTTCCGGTAAAAATTTCTTCGTATTACTTTTTAGAATGATGCCCTTTGAGTGCTATAAAACATATCTTGCAATGAAGCAACACTTCACAAAAGATAGTTACGACTATCTGAAGTATTGCGGTAGATCTAAAGCATCTCTTCAATCATTTTATAAAAGAAAGGACAGATATTTTTTTGAAAAGATGTCTCGTCAACATTCGGACAATGAAATTGAAAATTTCTTCATTGCAAATTTCGTGGGATGTGATGATCCACAAACTCTTTATATCGTAGATATCATACAGAATGGAGAACAAAGATACCGAGACTGGCAAAAACGAACACAGTCACTCTCGTACATCTTCCGAGGAGAAATTGAAGCAACCTTCAGTGGAAGAGATTTTGATAGTCTGTTCAAAATTGAAGAAAATAGACATCCACAAATTGTCAAAGAGTTTATCCGAAAGAACATCTCAATCGAAACTTTAATCATTATTGATAAAATAATCAAATATAAATCAACGTTTGATAAGAAACTAAATGATCCTGTGTGGAAACTCATATCACAAAAAATGAACAAGTATTCTCCCTTTCTAAATATCGATGTACCTCGTTATACGACAATCCTCAAGGAGGTTATTCTATGAGTTTCTTTGACTCAGAAGTAGTCCGTTCAGAAATGACTGAGATTACTGAACTTCAAGAGGAGATTTATCAGAAAGTGTTCCAGTTTCCTACCATGACACGGGAAGAAAAAGTAGAACACGTGGCAATGCTAGAGAAACTTCTAGAAAAGCAAAGAGTCTTATACACTAGACTCTCGCTATCAGATGATCCAGAAGCAAAGCAAATGAAAGAAAATATTATTAACTCTGCGAAACTAATGGGTATGCCTGATAACATGGATATGAACGTTATTTTCCAAAACATGGAAAAGATGCTTGAAGTTATGCGTTATCAGATTGACAAGAGTTCCATCTAGTCCTATAATAACAAGGTACACAAAAGCCAAATTACAAGCCAAATCTTATGTCTTTTTCCGATCTCAAAAAACAATCCCGTCTTGGTTCTCTCACTTCTAAACTGGTCGCAGAAGTAGAGAAAATGAGCACCAAAACTAATGGTGCTGATGAGCGACTCTGGAAACCTGCTCTGGATAAGAGCGGGAATGGTTATGCTGTTGTTCGCTTCTTGCCTGCTCCTGAAGGAGAAGAAGTTCCCTGGGCAAAAGTATACTCCCACGCATTTCAAGGTCCTGGTGGTTGGTACATCGAGAACTCTTTGACCACTGTTGGTCAAAAAGATCCTGTATCAGAATACAACCGCGATCTTTGGAACAGTGGTAGTGATGCAGATAAAGATACTGTCCGCAAACAGAAGCGCAAACTGTCTTACTATAGCAACATCTATGTTGTAAAAGACCCCGTAAATCCTGAAAACGAGGGCAAAGTTTTTCTTTTCAAATACGGAAAGAAAATCTTCGACAAGATCATGGCGTCCATGCAACCAGAGTTTGAGGATGAATCACCAATCAATCCCTTTGATTTCTGGCAGGGAGCTAACTTCAAACTTAAGATCCGCAAGGTGGATGGCTACTGGAATTATGACAAGTCAGAGTTTGACTCTGTTGAGCCTCTCCTTGATGACGATGAAGCTCTTGAGTCCATTTGGAAAAAAGAATATTCTCTAGAGGAGTTTGTAAAACCCTCCAATTTCAAGTCCTATGAGGAACTTGAGCGCCGTCTGAATCAGGTTCTGCGAGTATCTCAACCTGCTCGCCGTGTTGATTCTGAGGTTGCTGATGAAGAAGATTCCTATGATCCCGTTGAAGAAGAAGTGCGTCAAAAAGTAAGTCTTCCTAACGTCTCATCTAAAGTTGATGATGACGATGAAGACGATGCCCTAAGTTATTTCCAAAAACTTGCTGAGGCATGATACTATGGGGGGATCTTTCCCCCCTATTTTATTTTAATATTGTCTCCTTGCTTCAAGGTGTCGCTAATGTATTGAGAGGACTCTGTATAAGTCATCATATCTTCAATATCATTGATAGCAATCTCAACAAACTGAGGTTTCAGTACGTAGATATTTCTCTTTTCATTTTCAATTCTTTGCTCATATTCTTGATAGGTAACTCCAGAAGAGATATCGCTGGCAATTAATTCAGTGCCAGTTCCAGCATCTCTGTAGGTAATTAAGTAACCTTCATCAATAATAAGACCCTCTGGTAGAATAATATTTCCAAGAGTGTCTCTTGTTTCTTTGGATTCGTAGTGTTTTATTGCACTGTATCCTTCAACTGATCCATACTTTTCAATTAGATAATTTTCAAAATCTTTCTGAGTGAGTGGCCATTCATTTCTCACATTGACTATATTATTTGCGTGTAATATTAACCAGTCTAACGTAGAGTCATTATAGAATTTGTATGCTACGGAGTCAGGTCTTTCATCGCCAATGATTGTATACTGAGTGAAAGTTGTAAAGTCATTGAAAAGATCTTCTCGGATCTTTCCTCTTCTGAAAAGATTTTTAACTTCAATATAGTCCGAACTAGAGTTTGGATTGTTGAGTCTTGAAACGTAATTGAAATTAGGAAGTTGTCTGAAGTAAGTCATTAGAATCCCATCCCCTCTGCTCCTTTACCGCTATCATAGTCTTGTGCATAGACTGGCTCTAGTTCTTTGAATGAAAATGCTATTTCATACGCTATGGGAGAACCGTCTCCATAAGTCATATATGCATTGTCTGGAGTATAATTTACTCTAAAGTTGGTAAGAGCACAAGGTTTTATTTTATCCAAGAACGGATGTGGTTGGTCCCCAGCAAATCTAAAGTCAATTAGAAAAACATTAGGTGTCTGCACAAACAATTGTCCTTGAACAATGTTTGCTGCCATTCCTCTTTTGAATTGGCGAATGATTTCTTTGATTTGTGTTGTTTCAGTATTTGACCTAGGAGTCATTCGGTATGTAAACGAAAATGATCTAAGTTCTGGACCAGTGAAAAGCAGTTCTAAGTTGCTATTTGTAATTGCTCCTGTTGCTCTCGTGAACAGGTTTGATCCAGCAATTTGACCAGAAATACTTTTAGTAAGTAATTTCTTCAATGACTCTTTGTTGGTGCTAATAGTCGCACCAATGTTTGATAATGAATCATCTAATGTTCTTCCTCCAGCAATGACTCCTTCTGCAAGTCCACCTTTCATAGCAGCGACAAAATCCAATTTGTCATCACCCCACCCAACGGAATTGTCAGAAGATACGTTTGTTGGTATTGGCAAGATAACATCTTGCAATGACTTGACTGTTGCCATTCTTTCTGATGGTCTGGCAATTGCACCAAAGGATAAACTTGCAGCAGATGAACCTCCTGCAACATATTGGATTCTTGATATTTTAACAAAGTCTTGATTTTGTTCTATCAAACCTGATGGATATCTCAAAGTTGGACCTGAAGGTGATTGTGGTTTAGGAACTTCAGGATTTGCGTTCTGAGTTTGTGGTTGTGCAGGATTTTGTGGATCGTTTTGACCAGTTGATATTGCTCCTGTATCGGTTCCAGATTTTCCACCAGTTGTTCCACCTCCACCAGGACCGTTATTTTGTGCTGTAGTGTCTCCAGGTATACTTATTTTTCCGCCATAATTTGTATTTTTGAGTGCTTTTTTTTGATCTGCAGATCCTAAGTAGTTGATGTTATCTAGATTTCTTTTTGCCACAGTGTCTCCAATTTCTTGTGACAAACTTACAGATAAACTTCCAGACCTTCTGGATGCTTGTTGCGAATTGATTCCTAAAATATACGCTTGTCCTGCTTTATCTCCCTGTCCAAAACTTGGCACACCACCATTTGCTGCCGATCCAGTCGCAATGGTTCTATTGAACGAATCTCTGACGGTATAACTTCCGTCATTTAGATTTGTTCTTACAATTACTTGCTTGCCTTTTACTGCTATTGTTTTTTCGGCAAAATCCGCCATTGACTTTTTTTAGTTATTTATCAAGACATTAGAACCTTTCTATAAGGAATTGTGCGAAGTGTTTCTAGTTCTCTTGGGTATAATCTATGCATTGGTCCCACAATTTCTGGGAAAGTATAGTTGCGAATACGATTCCAGTGATAGTTGAATCCACGAAATCCCCATCTTGTTATTTCTGTAACTTCTACAAGAGGATGTTGATCGTACAATATGTTTGGCGTCTTAGGCATATAGATGAATGTGAATAAGTTCCCAACTTCATCTGGAGCATAATCAATCTCTTTCAATGCCTCCATGATTAGTAACATTAAATCATCTGGATTTTCTGTTCCTTTGAGTTTGTATAGAATTGGTTCTAAACGATTCATATGCCCAATTCTTTTTCGGTTATGATTTTGAATTCATATCTACGGTCTTCACAAAATTCTCTTGCTGCTTTCCACTTTGCCTGATTCTTTGCATATTCCATCGCTTCATAGAGATATTTTTTCGTCTTTCTTTTTGAAGGTTGTGGTTCTACAGTTTGCTTCAGTGGTTTGACTTCAATTACATATTTTTTTATTGAACCATTTTGTTCTTTTACTTTCAAATAAAAATCTGGAAAATATCTATGCACTCTATTATCAATGGGTGAAACATATGGAATCCAAAATTCTTCACTACCCCACTCAAGAATGTTTTCATTCTTGTCACACCAATTCATAAACTTAAGTTCCCATAAAGAACGGTAAATTATATTGGTAGGGTCTCCCTTATATTTTTGATAGTTACTTGGACGAAACTTCCCCTTATAACTCATACATAATATATAAAGACTAATAGGTATTTAGATGCCATCTTCAGGAAGAATTCCTTACAGAACATATAGCACCAGTGATTTCGTAAAGAGATTTTCTAACATTGCTCAAAGTAGTCAGTTTAGAGCAGTGTTCAATATTCAGAATCTTCCCTTTGTCAATCAGTATGCTCCTGCAAATAGATACACTGAAGATTTGAGCATTCTTTGCTCTGAAACTTCATTGCCAGGATCTAGATTTTCTACATCCGAAAACAATCAGGATTATTATGGTATAAGTCAAAAGTTTGCTTATAGAAAAGACTTTGATACAATTGACATGTCTTTTTATGTTGATGATGAATATAAAACTTTGAAGTTCTTTGAGCAGTGGATGGATTATATTGCTAGTCCTGATGAAAGTTATTCGGTGGTTGGAGATGATGTTTCTTCTATAAATTCTTTTTATAGGTTTAAGTATCCAGAAAAGTATAAAACGTCAATCTTTATTCACAAATTCAATAAAGATTATGAAGCAGTTTACAATGGAGGAAAATTAGTTCCTGGCACTGGAAGTGGTAATGAAATAGTTTATACTTTTGTGAATGCATTTCCTTTGAATATTTCTTCTATACCTGTTTCCTACGATCAATCTCAAATACTAAAGACAACAGTTAGTTTTAGTTATGATCGTTATTTTGTGGAGAGATCTGGTTCAAAACCAGTCCAAGCAAATCAAGGAGAACCATCTCCAACTAATCAGGCAACTGCCGCTGCTCCCCAAGAATCTGAAGAGGCATATTATAATAGGATCTATGGTGAGGCATAAATAATCACACTGATTTGTATAGGAGATTATGCCTTTACCAAAAATTGCAACACCATATTACACACTTGAGTTGCCATCCACTGGGGAAGAAATAGAATACAGACCATTTCTTGTCAAAGAAGAAAAAATTCTTGTTCTGGCCATGGAAAGT